CTCGAACATGAAGTTCAAGATCTCCTCGGAGTTGCAGTTCAAGGACACGTCGGTCATGTAGAACCTCATCGTCTTCATGGTCGGGTGCGCGAACCTGGTGTTCTTGTTGCACGACACCAAGATGCTCTCGAACTCCCTGGCCTTCTCGATGAGGTTCCTGAACCCCTCCAACAAGACCAAGCTGCTGTTGGACTCGTCCTGCCTCAAGATGAACTTCACGAACCCCATGGAGTCCACCGACTCCTCCTCCAAGATCTCCTCCATCTCCTCCCTCGCCTTCAACAACTCCTTGTCGTCCTTTATGTTCCTCCTCATCGCCTTCAACTTCATCTCGGCCTCCTCGAACTTGGTCTGCCTCGGGTAGATCATCCCCATCCTGTTCGACATCTGGAGCGCCCTGACCAGCGAGTGGACCACCATGGTGTCCTGGAACTCGTACTTCCTGTTCATTCCGACGAAGTACTCCTCCACCTTGTTCTTGTAGTGCCTGTAGTCGTTCTCGGGGGAGTTCGTCATCAAGCTCCTCAAGTTGACCATGGACATCACCTCGTCGGGGGACATGCAGATCTTGTTGTCGTAGAAGTCCGACTTGATGTCCTTGAGCCTCTTGTCGAGCCTGGTCGGCAACTCGAACCAGAACTTCCCGGAGCAGGACTCCGAGAAGGGGACGACCTTCCTGGTCCTCTTCGAGTTCTCGTCCTTGATCGAGGTGTACATCTTCTTGTAGAAGCTGGAGATCCTCGAGCTCTTCTCGTGCTTGAACATGTGGATGTCCAACCCGTACACCAGGGTCTCCAAGATGAACTCCTGGGGGAGGAACCCCAACTGGAACGGGAGGTGCTCCTCGGACACCTCCAGCTCCTTCATCATCTGGTTCACCAAGAACTTGTCGAACCTGTAGTACCTGTACAACTGGTTCCTGGCCATCCTCATCATGAGCTTGATGGTGGGGAGGAAGATCCCGTGCTCCAAGCACCTCCTGATGTTCCCGATCATGAACATGCACGCCTCCTCGGGGGAGGTCAAGTCGGGGATCGAGTTGGCGTTGTAGATGTCCTTCAAGCTCGCCCAGCACATCCTCTTCCCGATCGAGAACAAGGAGTTGAACTCCGTGATCGTGAAGTGCAAGGAGCTCTTCTTCCAGTTGGTGTGGATGTTGACGAGCCTGTAGAGCAAGTCGACCAAGTACATGTAGGTCTTCATCGACTCCTCGGCCTCCTTCGGGTCCTTGTTGTGGAAGATGAACAAGATCATCTTCGTCTTGTCGTCGGAGCTGATCAGCGTCTTGACCTTGACGGTCACGTTGTACTTCGACCTCATTATCTTCTCGATGATCTCCTCGATGGTGTCGTCCATGATGCAGTGGTACAACGAGCTGAGCAAGTGGAACATCCCCTGGCCCATCCCGCTCTCCAGGATGACGATCCCGTCCCCCTCCTCGTTCAACATCCTGTACTCCTCGATGGCCTCGTCGAACTCCTTCTGGTCCTTGGGCTTCTTCGACCACTTCTCCTTCAAGAGCTCGGGGGTCAAGATCACCTTGTTGGAGAAGGAGGAGATGCACGTGACCATCAAGTTCTTCATCTCGACCGGCATGTCCCAGTTGTAGACGAAGTGGTTGAAGTGCTCCATCATGAAGGAGGGGGACCACTTGGTGGCGTCCATGTTCATCGAGGTCGTGCAGCACATCTCCCCCCTCTTCCTCAACTCCTCCAAGATCCTCTTGTTCTCGGACATGGTCTCCGACTGGATCTCGGCCTTCCTCCTGTCCTTCGTCACCATCTCCTTGGGGTGCTTCTTGGAGAACTCCCTGGACAAGGTCTCGACGAACCTCACGTACAGCCTCATCTTGATGGACTGGATCAGGATCTCCCTGGGGCCGCCGATCTGGCTCTTCGGGAAGATGGTGAAGATGGCCTCCTTCACCTCCGTGTCGGACACCAAGGCCGCCAACAGATTGGTCGACAAGTTCTCCACCTCCTCGAATATCGTCAAGAACGACTTGCTCTTGTAGATCTTCGACTTGAACTCCAAGACCTCCGAGTCGTAGGGCCCGGACTTCAAGCTCGAGGTCA